TCAGCCCAGGGACTGCCGTTTTGAGACCTTCGAGCGGTCGTAGACCCGGGCCGTGGTGGCCGAGCTGGCGTGAAGCTCGGGCAGGGCACCATACCGTGCCTTGTGCTGGGTCGTGTAGTACGCCCGCAGGTCGTGGAAGGTGAAGCGTCTGCTGATCACCTTGGTCTCCAGGGCTTCGACCATGGCCCGCTGCCAGCCCGTGGTGAATCCCGATTCCGTGAGTGGGCTGCCGTGCTGATTGATGAAGACATGCAGCGATGTCTCGGGACGCGGCAGCTGCAGTAGCCTCTTGGCCAGGTCCAGCATGGCCGGGCCCATGGCGATGTTCTCGGCACGCTTGGTGCCGCCGTGCTGCTTTGCGCGCATCAGCCGGATCTCGCCGGCCTGCATGTCGATCTGAGGCACCTGCAGGGCCAGGAACTCCACGCGGCGCGAGCCAGCCAAGGCGGCAAACTCCGCCATCAGGGCCAGTGTCTTGCGCGCTGGGCTGCCGGCCTCCAGCCAGTCCAGGAATGCGCGCAGCTCGGCCGGCTCCGGCGCTTCCGTCCGGGCCCGCTCGCTGTTCTTCTTGACCTGCTTGCATGGATTGGCGTCGATCAGCCCGCGCTCGATGGCCACGTTCATCAGGTTCGAGAGCAGGGCTATCTCTCGGTTGCCCCGCACGGGCGCGTCTGCACGCTCCACGCGGAGGAACCTGGCGATGTCTGTAGGGCGCACCGCGGCGGCAGGCACCTCGCCCATGACCTCGATGAGCTTCAGGCTGTACGACTCGTAGTCCTGCTTCGTGCGCTCGGCCAAGGCCGTCCAGCGGGCGGTCTTCTGATACAGGTCCCAGAGCTCGCGGATCGTGCCCTGGGAGTTGGGCGCGTGGTTCATCTCCAGCACGGCCTGCATGGCCGCCGTGCGGTCGGTGCCCAGGTTGATGGGCTTGCCACCCACGGGGTGATACCGGTAGGTGACAAGCCCGTTCTTGCGCGGCCTGGCTTCCATCCTGGGCAACAGGCCGAAGCCTGATGCCCGCTCTCTTCTGCGACCCATCACTTACTCCATTTGACTCCGCGCTCGGACGCGGAGGGCTTTTTGTTGTTGAGCTTTTCGTCCACCATGGTGCGCCCCACCAGGGGCAGCCCGTCGGGACGAATGCCGGCTATCGGGAGGCCCAGCACCTGCTCGATGTACCGGCGCTGGGCGAAGCGCTGTTTCAGGGGCTTGCAGAGGCCGTCGATCTCTTCCTCGGTCAGGTAGAGGCTGGTGGTGATGGCTTCAGCAGTCATGTTTTCAAGGCCTCCTGAGCATTGGCCCGGGGCGACACTTGGTGATGCCTCGGGCTTGATGAAGCGCTGTCGTCAGGTTTTTCCCTGGTAGGAGAATGCCTACGCGCGCATACTTCAGAGTCCCCCACAGCAAGATCATGCAAATGAACGGACAACAGCTGTTGACTGCCCGCTTGGCTCAATGGGCGCAGGCGGAAGGCGTGACGATGAACTGGGTGCGAGGCTCCCTCAGATTTGAAGATGCAGATGGCGCATCCGGAACCGTTGCCTCTTTCCCGCCTGATTTCTGGGAGCGCTTCCAAGCCGCGAACGAAGAGCAGCGCGAACGTGCCTTGGACTCGATCCGCTTGAGTGTCGCGCTCCAGTACCGGCCAGTCTGCGCTCCTTACGCGCATGTGATCGACGTGCCCACCAGTTACTTTGAAGAATTCGACTGAATTCCCGGCTGAGTGCAGGGGCTGGCCTGCATAAAGACAGGTCATGGCTGAATCTCCTGGATCTGCTTGCGTGCCACCCTGAGCACCCCGGCTGCCTGGTTCAACGTGCCGGCTGTTTGCGGGTAACGCTTCGAGGCGGCCGCCATTTCCCCCAGCCGGCGCGACAGCAACGACATGATGTCGGTGCGCATGGCCTGCCTGCCGGCGTTGAACTCATGGCTGGCGAGCCCGCGTACCAGGTCCTGGACCGCTTCCTGGCCTTCGCCGGGCTGTGGTTCTGTGGTGCTGGCCGTCTGGCTCACGGCCTGCTGGATGCGGGCCACCAGCTCGGCCGAAGGCTCCGTGCCTTGAGCCATGCAGGACTGCACCATGGCCAGCAGATCCCGGGCCTGGGCGCCCGCGATGTGCGCCGCCTGAAGCTCGGCCTGCAGCACTGCCACCTTGGCGCGAGCCTCGGACAGCTTCTCGAACGGGATTTCATGGCGGCCGTCGGCGGCCAGCACCACGGGCACTGCATCGCCCATCACCTCCTTGGCGTGCGCGCGCAGGGCCGTGTATGCCTGGGCAATGGGCTGCAGCGCTCCGTCCGTGGCACGGCCAGCCGGCTTGGCCAGGGCGCGCGCCATCATGTGCAGCAGGTGGTGGGTCAGGTCCTCATGCTGCTCCAGCCAGGCGGCTCCGTTGAGCGTGCGCGGCGCCGTGGCCAGGAGGGCCTGGGCGCTGCTCTTGGGTTTGCGTGCTTCAGCCACAGCGCAGCCCTCCCTCGAAGGCGCTCTGCAGGTCGCGCTGGGGCGGGGTGCCCACGGTGGCCGGGTCTTCCCCGTGGAGCTGGCCCGCGAAGTAGACGATCCCGGAGAGCTGGGCAATGCGAGCCGCCATTCCATGGAAGACGGGCTGTGCATCAGCGTCCAGCTGGTCAGCCAGCAGGATCAGGGTCTGGGCCAGACGCTCGATCTGGTAGTTGGCGCCGCGTGCGAGCTTGAGGCGTTCTTCCTGGTCCTGCTGCTGCGCCGCTGATGGTGCTGCGTCTTCCATCAGCTCGGCCACGGGCATGTCCGCGATCCAGGCCAAATCGGTCATGGCTTCATCCAAGAGCTTCGCGGCTTCGGCAGGTGCTGCTGGGCCTGGAGTACGGCGAGCTGCCTTGATCAGGGCCGCGATATCCAGGGCGAAATCGCCAGCCATGTCCTGTGCGTGGGTGGTGCGCTCGGCGAAGTGTTCGATGTCCGCCTTCGCGGTGAGTAGGAGCCGGGCTGCATCACGATGGCCACCGGCCTGCGCCCAGGTGTTGGCTGAAACTTCGAGGGAGTCGCCCATGCTGATGAACGCGGCCAACAGGCTGGCCGGGGTCCGGGTTGGGGCGGTGGATGCGGCTGCCGGCCGGGTTGCCGTGGCTGGTTGTTGCGTGCGAGCCTTAGGCTTTTGTGCGACGGTGATCATGCTGCACCCCCACGCTGGCCGAAGTTGGGGCCGAAGAACCAGCTGTCATAGTCCCCGATGACATCGCCTTCAACTGCTTGATCTGCCATTCCGCCGATTTTCTCGGTCAGGGCCTGGGCTCCATCCACCAAGTAAGCCAGCATGGTGCCGTCATCAGTGGCCTGGGCAGCCATGAGCAGATTGTTCAACGTGGAGGCGTCTCGCGCGACACGTCCAAGGACCTTCCGCAACTGGTCCAGGTTCAGCCCCGGCATGGACGGGCCTGTCTTGGCCGTGGGGTTTGAGCTTTGGGCGAGCCCGGCCCTCAGTATGTCGGTGATGGGCGTATCGGCCAGGACGGCCAGGACTTCCGCTGCCAGCTTGATGAATTCCGCACGCTTTGGTGACTGGGTGTCTCCTGGCACGCGGCTGGATGCGCTGACGCATGCGGCGATGTCGAAGGCGAGGTCTTCGCAGTCGGGCGTCCCCACGGCAGCGGCCCCCCGCTCCGCGAGTTCCCCTCCGATTCGCAGTAGGCGGTCGGAGTCGCCGCTATGGGCGTGGGGTTCATCGGTGCGCGCGGCCTGTTTCAGCAGCGCGGCAAGTTGGCCCAAGGACTCATGGACCTGCGTGCGGGCGTGGGGCGATGGCGCGGCCGACGCTCCCGCACGGCCTTGCACTGCCACCTCCATTGCGCCCTGGTATGTGCCCAGTGCGCGCAGCCGCTGTAGGTCGCCTGCTTGGTAAGCCGTTTCCAGCGCCTTGGTGAGGGTCAGGGCGCTGCTGATGGTCAAGCTGGCCAACACCGCTTGTCCAACAGCGGTGCTCAAGCGCTCCGGTGTTTCCGACGCCGCGCCGTCCAGGAGGGTGTATGCCCGCTGCAGCGCACCGACCAGCCCACGGGTTTTTGCGCCGTTGTCGCGAATCTCCATCAGCAGGCAGTCCGCCTCGTCCAGAAATTCTGGCGGGGCAAGCGCCGGGATATTGCTGGTTTCAGCAGCGCGCGCCACAAGCGTGGAGACTACGCCGACTGCCTGGCGGCACAGAGCTTCGGCCTCATTGGTGGGCTGCGGGGGCGTGGTTTCCGCCGGCCTGGCCTTTTTGCGGGCGTGGCTTGGCCTTGCGCCCGTAGCTGGGCGCGCGATAATCTCGGTCATGATTCAGTCCTGGTAAGGGTTCGGGATCAAGAAGCCCTGAAGCGCTCTCACCTGCTTCGGGGCTTCGCCTTTTGTGGCCTGCTGCGGCCAGGGCGGTGGGTGTGGGGCGGTCACTGTATGGTGTCCTTCTCCTGTCGGGCTCTGCTCTCCTCAAGGCGGGCCAAGACCTCGCTGTTGAAGGAGCGGTGGTTGTCGATGGCCTGGTGCTTCAGCCAGTCCTTGAGGGGCTGCGGTAGCCGGATCGGCGACGGTGCCAACTTTCCATTTCCTTGCATCAAACCTCCTTGTATTGCTACGCGCTGTCATTATTACGCGCTGTAGCCATTGCCTGCAATCGATTTTTTACTACACTGCGTAGCTATGGCACGCACACCCAAAACCACCACCGCCCCCACCGGAAGCATCGCCCCGCTGGGCCTGCGCATGCTCCCTGAGCTCAAGGCGAAAGTCGAAGCCGCGGCGAAGGCCAACGGGAGATCCATGAACGCCGAGATCTCGGCGCGCTTGGAGGAATCCTTCGCTCCCAACCTGGATGCAGTCAGCGTGATGGACTGGATCCGCCTGACAGGGGTGATCGGTCGCTTGGCTGCCTACATCGATGAGCGCAGGTACGAGACTGGGGCCGATGCGAGCACCGCCGCTATGGCCTCCGCCGTGGCCCATGCCGACTTCGAGAAGATTCAGGCCTCCTTGGCGGAGGATCTGGGCCGGCCTGCAGACGACGAAAGCTTGCGCGACTTCGCTACAACGATATGGCGCGCGGGTGTGGCCAGCCTGTACGCCAGCAAAGGCATGTCGCCGCCCACGCATCCCAAGGCAACGACCTACGAATACCGTCGCAGAACTCATCTTCCACCCTATGAAATCGTGGAGTCCGGAAATGCGGTGGATACGAGCAGTGCGGAGAAGCAGGCGCCTGTTGTGAAGCGGACTCGCAAGCCCAAGGCCTGACCGCAGGCGCCGACGAATTTCGTCGCCTCCTCGGGTCGTGCAGTTTCCCGGCTCGAATCCGGGAACCCCAGCCGTACGCAAAACGTACGCTTGGTCCATGGCCTGCTGCTGGGTGTTCCGACGAATTTCATCGGAACCCACTTCGTACGTTTTTCGTACGAAGTGCCCAACTGGCAGACCTTGGCACTCTTCGTCCGTTTTCCGGACGAAGGTGGTGATGGTGTGGTTCTGCACCATCACCAGCGCGTCCGAAATTCGGACGCGCGTGCGGCTATCTTCGAGCGAGTCACAGGCGGTCGGCACCTTTTCGCCAAAATTGGCGAAAAGTCTGCGCACATGGCGTGAAGCCACACCATGGTCCAGAACGGGGCCATGTGCAGGAACCATCACGGAAATCATGACGGTTGCCATCACTCCACCGCCTTCGGCCAGCGGCGCAGGCGCTTGAGCGTGCGGCTGTGGGTCATGACGTGGTAGACGGCCAGCACGCCGCCCAGATTGCGCAGCACGATGTAGTCGAAGCCGCCGGCTGTGGCCGGGCCGCTGAGGTCTGCCGCGGGCTGCTGGGCGCCAGGCTTACGCAGGTGGAACGCGATGGCTCGCTGGAGAAGATCCGTGGTGGAAATCGCCATGGTTGCCTCACTGCACCGGGAACACCGGGCCGTCATACAGGTCGTCCGGGTCAATCTGGGTCTGGGCGAGAAAGCGGTCCACTTCTTCGATGCTCACCCCGTGGGCTGCAGCCAACTGCTCCTTCGAGTAGACCGGCGAACCGTCCGCCTTGACGTGCGTGGCTTTGGGGATGATGCCCAACTCGTTGGCTTTGGCTTCCATTTCCGCGCGCAGATCCTTCGGCGCGTACCGGAGCATCTTGGCGTACAGATGGGCATGCTCTGGCTTGTGGATCGCGTCCTCACCTTCCTCCTCAGCGATGCGCTTCAATTCGTTGCCGGCGGCCCAGAAGCGAGGATCGATGCCATCAGGCCCGGGGCGCAGCAGATGCGGATTGGTCTCGGGCTCATGCTGGCCCGGGTGCCTCGTTGCCGTGACCAACTGAATGGCCGGCGCGGGAGTGCTGGCCGTCGCCTTTGTGCTGGCGATGATCTGGACTTGCACATCGTTCGGCAGCAGGCCCATTGCCTCCTGCACCAAATTAGCCAGGCGCGGATTGGGTGTGTTGCGACGCATGAGCGCCCACACGGTGGAGGTGTGCTTGAAGCCGCGCTTCTCGGCCTCCTGCAGGAAACGCTCGACCAATCGCATGGCGTTGGTGCGTCCCTGAGGCGTGGTCTCGGTTGGATCGCCGAAAATTGTGTTGCCGCAGATGAGCACGACCCCTGCGAGGTTGAGGATGTACTGCTCGCCATCGGGGTGCAGCTTGAACATGGGCTTTTTGGTCATGATCGGATTTCAAATCTGAGTGGGTTGCAGGCAGCGATGGGCTGGGCCTTCCCGCTCGAACTGCTCCAGACGCAGCTGAAAGGTGACAGACCGCTCGGTGGCGGCAGCTACGTTCAACCGCAACCATGACCGGACGGCGGCCAGCTCCAGGGGCGAAAGGTCGGTCTGGGCGACGCAGACCACCTCGCCGCCACGGATGACGGGATAGGTCTGCCCCTCGGCCTCGAAGGTCATGCCGTGGGACGCCAGGTCGCGGACGCGCGGCACCAGTGGCAGGAAGTGCTGGTCCAGCGCATTCGCGGCGATGGTGAGGCATTCCAGCGCGGCCTTCCCGCCCAGGTATTCGGTCGTGATCGAGCCGCTCTGCCATTCGGCTTCCACGCTCAGAGCGCGTGCAGTGATGCGCTCCAAGATCTCGCGCGGCACGGTGGCCAGGTCCAGCGCCATGACAGGACCGTCGGCTGTGAAGGATGTGAGCAGGGTGGGGTGGCCGGGGCAGGTGGCCACGTTGAGCTTTGCTTCGGGCATTGCAGCTCCTGGGAGTTAGAGACGTTGACGGGCGGCGCGCTCAACCTCGGCGCGGCGGTCCAGGTGCTTTCGACGCTGGCTGGTCAGGTGGTTGCGCCACAGCAGGCCGGCGGCCCAGCGCAGCGCCGCGATGGGGCCTGCGCCAGTGCTGCGGCGCATGACCATCAGGCGCCAGAGGCAGCGAATCGATTGGCGGCTCATGACAGGTCCGCCTGTTCGAGGCTGCTGCTGTCCAGCGCGGCGCCGAGCGCGGCGGCTTGGGGCGGCTTGGGGCGGCAGAGCAGCGGGGGCGTGGGCGGCCTGCAGCACGCCGTTCATTGCGCGGCGGACGCGGGCGGCGTGCTCGCGGCCCAGGCCATGCGCCAAGGCCAGCAAGCCGGCTTCCAGGGATTCGAGGGTGGGGGCTCCGGCCGGGCCCAGCAGGTCTGCCGGGGCATGGCATTCCAGCGCCGTGGGTACGGTGGAATGCACGCGGCCGCTTTCGGCCTCTGCTTCGCACCAGGTGGCCAGGACGCGGGCTTGATCAGCCCATTCCTGGACCATCGTTGCCTGGGTCCTGAGCAGGGCGGCCGCAGTCGGCCAGCGACGACCTTGGATTGCATCAGCTGCCAGCATGCATTGCTGGCCGTGCCGTTCGGGAGCCGCCTTGAGGAGGGCGGCGATCTCTGTGGGGGACATCTTCGCTCCATACGCCCGTGAAGTGGGCGTCGAGGCGAAGTATCACATCAAGTGTTTATCAATGCAACACTGTTGGTGATTTTTGAGGGATAAATTTCAGTCCCATCGCGCTGGCCTCAGCGAGAACAGTTCAAAGACAACGGTCTGAACTTCTTCAATGTCAATGTGAAGGGTGCCTTGGTGCTTCTGGATCAAGCGCACGCCTCGGTCATGTGCTTCTGACAAGCCTCCGGCCTGAAGCAGCACCATTCCAATCTGCTCCTCTGTGGTTGCATCGTGTATCGCAACCATGTACTTCCTTTTTCCCGAAGACGGTGAAGAGGTGAGCGCTTCCCGTGCGACAGGGCTTCCAGCCGGCACACTGCTCTGCAACGTCTGAGCGATGGCTTGAACCTCCGCAGCGAGTCGAGGGCTGAAATCACGTATCGCAACGCCCAAGCCTTTGGCGAAGCCAGTAGCTGCCTTGAGGCTCAGCGGCGAAGTGCCGTTCAAAAAATTTCCAACCGCGCTCTGCCCGCCGATGTTGTAGAGCTCCCCGAACTCGGCCTGGCTGGGGCGGTTGGGCGTCGCATCCCAGATGGCGCGTAGCTTGGCGGCCTCTTCTTTTTGCAGCGCACCGCGCTGCGTCCTTGATGTTTCAGTTTCCATGGTCGTGATGATCCTGCTGATCAGTGGTTTTTCAAAACACTGAAGGTGGTGTTTTTTATTGGTATCAGTGATAATTTGCTGCATGACCAGACTGAAACTCATCCGCCAGCACCTTGGCGTGACACAAACGGTGCTTGGCCAAGCCCTCGGTTGCGTGCAAGGAGGGATCGCGGCCTACGAGAGTGGGAGAGATCTCCCGCGCAAACGAGCTGAGAAGCTCATTGAGTTCGCTGCGACCAAAGGATGCAGGCTGACGTTCGATCACGTCTACGGCGACCTTCCGCTCCCCTCCTACCGCATGGAGGCGGTGGTCGCAGGTGCTGCCTGTGACTGAGTTGTGTACCTCCCGTTTTCAGGACCGTGCTTGCGGCGGTCTCTTTGCGCGTCGCAGTTCTGCTTCGGCATCCACAACGACACGCCCACCCCCGGCCGTGATCACCAGTTCCCCGCTGGCCCAAGCCAATTCCAGACGCGAGGTCGTCATGACCTGCATGCGTCGTCCGGTTTCTGGGTTGATGTTCTCCCGCAATACGGTGTGGCTGGAGCGGTGGAAGGGCGTCGGCGCTGCCGGCGAATTCGCATGGATGGGGCGTGATGTGTTCATGGCCTCCATTGTTTTTTTTCGCCCGTTTTTCCTACAGGAAAGTAGTGCAAACAATGAATCCGCAAGTTTCCACTAGCCCCGTAGAGCTCGAAATTCCTGACGGTCTGTCCGAGCGCTATTCCACCATGCTGGAGGTGGTCAGGGCTGGAGCGTACAGCCACCGCAAGCCTCTGAAGACTATCGCGGCCGACATGGATGTGAGCCCCTCTGACCTGTCACGCAAGCTGGCCAACAACCCTGATGATCCGCGCCGCTTCACGGTGCATGACTTGGAGGCCTACATCCATTCCACAGGTGATGTGCAACCGGTTCTCTATCTGGTGCAGAAATTCTGTGCTGACCCCAGGGTGAAGCAGCGCGAGGCACTCGCAGCCTTGGCCAAGCTGGCCCCGCAGATCCAGGCCCTGCTGAAACAGGCGGGTGTTTCTGAATGAGGGATGGCTCGGAAAAAGGGAGCTCGAAAACGATGAGCACAGATCTACCCCCACCCATGACGCCGCCCGACTGCAACCTGCGCGGCCTGCCATGGATGCCCCTGGAGACCGGGCGCCTGCTCGACTCCGACCTGTTTTTGCTCAGCACCGGGGATGAGTTCAAGGCTGCTGTGGCCCTGTGGTGCAAGAGCTGGAACCAGATCCCCGGCGGCAGCCTGCCCAGTGATGAGCGCCTGCTCGAGGCCCTGTCCGGATCGCGCAGCTGGAAGAAGGTGCGCGACATGGCCATGCGCGGCTGGGTGAAGTGCTCAGACGGCCGCCTCTATCACCCCGTGATCGCTGACTTGGCGGTCCAGGCCTGGGACGGCCGGCAGGTTCACATGGAAGGCGTGGATGCCAAGAAGTCCCGCCAGCAGCGCTGGCGAGAGCAGCTCAAGGAACTGTCCGCCCGGCTGCGAGACGCTGGCGTGACGCCTCCCGCCAATGCATCAAAGACCGAACTTGAACGTCTCATCTCACTACATGTAGACGGTCATGTAGACGCTCAACCGTCTACCAAAGCGTCTCATGCACCGTCTACCAGAGACGCACATGAGACGGCTAATAAGGGAGAGGGACAGGGACAGGGAGAGAGACAGGGAGAGTTAATACCTCCCGTACCTGACGGTACGGCCCCTCCATCCCGCGTCTCCAGGCAAGGCGCGTCTGCGGGCGACGGAGCACGCAAGCGCAGCAGCGCAGAGGCGACACGACCCGACGACGTTGAAGAACGAGTCTGGAACGCATTTCTGGCCCAACGCAAGGCCAAACGCGCCCCGCTCACCGACATCGCCCTGGAGGGCATTGCCAAAGAAGCGAAAGCGGCCGGCCTTTCGCTGAACGACGCCATCGCTTACTCCTGCTCCGCTGGTTGGCAGGGGTTCAACGCCGGCTGGTACGCCAACCGGGAGGGAAGCGGCCGCGCACCGTCTGGTGGCCACGGCCAGCCCCGAAGCAATGCCGGCCGCCACAGCGGCTTTACCCATGAACACAGCGATTACTACGACCAAGGTGTCCCCGATGACGGATCAATTCCAGCATGAGCGCGATGAGCGCATTGCCGCAGCGATGCGTGAGCAAAAAGAGGCAGAGCGAAAGGACCGGCTGAGCAGCCGGATGGCCCGCAGTGGCCTAGTGGGCCGGATGCTGGAGTGCTCGTTTGCCAACTATCGCCCGTTCCATCCCGGCCAGGCAGACGTGCTGGCCGCGTGCCGCAAGTTCGCCGAGGAGAACGACTTCCGCTCGGGTGGTGGCCTGTGGATGATCGGCCCGGTGGGCACTGGCAAGACCCACCTCGGCTGCGCCATGGTGAACCACGTCATCCAAGAGCGCGATCTGGGCGCCCGGATCCTCAGCAGCCGGCAGATCGTGCGCATGCTGCGCGCTACGTGGGGCAGCAGCGGGTTCCAGGCCAGTTCCTGGGACCGGCCGGAGACTGAGAGCGAACTGATCGCCAGCCTCGGGAGCGATGCTCTGCTGGTCATCGATGAAGTCGGGGCCAGCATGGGCACGGACGCAGAGCGCCTGCAGCTGTTCGAGGTGATCGACAGTCGCTACGCCATGCAGCGGCCCACGGTGTTGCTGTCCAACCTGGCGATCAACGACATCAAGGCCTCGGTCGGCGAGCGCTCGTTTGACCGGCTGCGCGAAGGGGCGAGGTCGCTGAAGTGCAACTGGCCCAGCCACCGCGGGGGCGCTGTCGAATGCTGATGGACGAGTTTCCACCCGACGAGCAGGACCGCGCAGAATTGCGCAGTCGTCCCACCGAGCGCCGCATGCCTGCCAGCGTGGCGTCGGAAGCCGCGCTTCTGGGCGGCCTGATGCTGGACCCGGAGGCGTGGGCAGCGCTGCCTGAGCTGGACGCCATGGCGTTCTACGCGCCCATGCACCGCGAGGTGTTCCGTGCCGTCAGGGCCCTGGCCACGGCCGGCGCGCCCACGGATCCGGTGTCGGTCTTCGAGGAGCTGCGGCGCCAGGCGGCAGACACCACGCTGCCGCAGCTGACCGACCTCGCTCAGTTCCTGCCGGGCCAGGCCAGCATGCGGCGCTACGCCGACGAGATCCTGGACCAGCACCGCCTGCGGCAGCTGATCCAGGCCGGCACGGCCATGGTGGACGCGGCCATGGAGCCGGGGGCACTGGCGGCGACCGAGATCGACAAGGCCCAGATGCTGCTGGCCCAACTGGCCACCAGCCGGGGCCGGCGCGACCCCAGGCGCATCAGCGATTCGGTGACCGAGTACCTGGTGCTGCTGCAGCAACTGAGCGACGGGGGCAACCCGGCCATGGCCACGGGCATCCGAGGCCTGGACAAGCTGCTGAACGGCGGCCTGCGCCGCGGCGAGCTCCTGGTGCTGGGCGCGCGCCCCAAGCACGGAAAGACCGCGCTGGCCCTGGCCATCGCCCGCCACCTGGCCCAGCGCCAGAGCGTGTTGTTCCTGAGCCAGGAGATGCCCATTGCGCAACTGATGCACCGGCACACGGCGGCGGCCGCTGCCTTCGACCTGAGCCGCATCCTGGCTGCGGATCCCGAGGACGCGGACATGTGGCCAGCGGTGACGGCTGCTGCCCACCACCTGGAGCAGCTGCACCTGCACCACGACGACCAGACCAGCCTCACGCTGGGTGACATCCGGCGCAAGGCCCTCAAGGTCAAGCGCGAGGCCGGCCTGGACGTGATCTTCGTGGACTTCCTCCAGCGCATGGCGGCATCCGAGAAGGACAACCGCTCGCGCGACTTGGACCTGATCGTGAACGGCATCAAGGACCTGGCCATGGACCTGGACATGGCGGCCGTGGTGCTGAGCCAGATGAACCGCAAGGCCGACGAGGCCTATGGCCGGCCCAACATGTCCCACCTGCGCGAGTCGGGCGCCATCGAGGCTGCAGCCGACCAGATCGCGCTGCTGTTCACGGACTGGGCGCACCCGCAGAGCAAACGCCTGCCCGAGCTGCAGGGCTACAGCGAGCTGGAGATCGTGGCGCACCGCAATGGCCCCCAGGGCCTGGTGCCGCTGCGGTTCATCGGCCGCCACCAGCACATCACCGATTGGGACGAGCCTCTGCCGCGCCGCATGGCCGGCGGGCCGTCCACACCTGTTTCCAAGCACTGGCAAGACCGCGAAAAGGAGCAACCATGACCAGGACCCCTTCCCATCCTGCTGACGCGCAAAAGCCTGCGCGCCCAACGCATCCCACGCGGCAACGAATACTGGACACGATCGAGGAGTTGGTTCAGCAGAACCAGGTGGTTACACGCGAGACGCTGATGGAGCTGACAGGCCTGTCCTATCACGTCATCGACGATCACGTCAGCCGAATGGTGAGCGACGACGGCACGCTCCGCCGGGTGCGGGCGGGCGTTTACGTGCCGTGTGAACCTCCGCCGGAGCCGCGCGCAGTGTCGGTGACAGACCTTCCAGACGGCACATCAGTTATCGAAATCGGGGAGCTGGTTGCGAGAGTTTACCCACGCGAGCGCAGGGCACTTGCCACTCGGCTTGCCGGGGATGCGATGCAGCTGAGCAATATCCAAGCTGGGGAAAACGTAAATATGCTTCTAAACGAGGTAATGCGTGATTTGAAGAAGATCAAGCGCGATCGTCAGGGAGAATAAAAATGGGTAGAAATCATCTGTGGACGCCCGAAGAGATTGCATTACTCGGCACTATGAGCGATGAGAAGGTGGCTTATAGGGTGGGGTTATCTGCCAGGACAGTTTTTGTTGAGCGGAATGCCAGAAATATTCCACCTAGCCAAATACACAGTAAGCCGGCGGTGGATGAATTTTGGACTTCTGAAATGATAGCTTTGCTGGGGAAAGAGCCAGAGATCGAGATCGCAAAGAAGTTGGGCGTGGGCCGGTACATTGTGAATATGAAGAGGCGGATGCTGGGCATTCCGCCATATGAGCGATTGAGTGATAAATGGACTCCTGATTTCATTGAATTGCTCGGCAAGATGTCCGATGCTAAGTTAGGAAGATTGATCGGTGCCAACAGAAGGACAGTAAAGGCGAAACGGGAGAGCTTGGGGATACCTGCAAATCAGGGAAGATGCCAGTGGACTGCGGAAATGGTTGCCTTGCTTGGGACAGCTCCAGATTTTGAAATAAGCAAGCAAATTGGACTCAAAGAAGACACTGTCGCCTACGCACGTCGAAGCAGGGGAATTGCGCCTTGGAAATCGGACACCTGGGTGGATGCGGTATTGGAGCAGTTGGGAGTTATCCCGGATAGCCGAATTGCTCTATTAGTTGGTAAATCTGTGAATGCGGTTATTCGCGCTCGAAAAAAAAGAGGCATACCCAGCCTGGGGCGGCCGAAGGCGAAGGCTGAGGAAAGCCTGGAGATTCTGGGAACCAAGCCAGACTCGCAGATTGGCCGGGAGTTGGGAGTGAGCTTGCATGCAGTCTACAAGGTGAGAAAGGCTCACGGGATCACTGCTTTTGCCAAGCGCAGGCCGTGGACGCCGGAGGAAATAGCGCTGTTCGGCAAGCTTTCGGACGCGGAGATCGGCCGGAGAACTGGTCGAACGAAGTCCGCTGTAACCTTGGAGCGCACGAACCGGCGCATCCCGGGGATCGATCCTGGCAAGGCGACATTTCTGAATCGGCTGGCGAAGGCCGGAAAGATCTGAGTCAGCGGGGCACAACGTGCCCCGTCTGGCACCAGCCTCGCGCATCGGAGCCTCGCTTGGCTACTGGCACAAGGGGAGCCGCTGAAGAGGTATGCCTACTGCTGTGCGGCCGGGGTGCTAAAAATAGTCTTTCAAAAACTGCCACGCAGAAACCAAGAGCGAAGCGAAGGCTATCCACAGTGATATCCGAACATTGCTTTGGGCTTTGCTTGCATCTGCTTTGGCCTCTGCAACCTGTTCTTCTGAGATTTCCACACTGCGACGCAATAGCGCCAATTGCTCCTGTTCCCGCCGCACTCTTTCGCGCTGGGGCTTGTGGATGGTTTCTTCTACGTATTTGGCGTGATCCATCTGCTGCTGAATGAAATCGGCCTCGCGCTTGACTTGAAATTCTTTTGAATCTAAAGCTGGCACATCAGTGATGGCCGAGAGCATTTGATCGGCTGCTTTCTGGATCGCCTCTGGACTGTTTAGATGTTGATCATTGAAGATATCGGCTGCATTTTTGGATAGGGCCGCACCAGTTATCGCATCAGCCCATTCGGAAGGTGCGATGCCTGCGCCGTGGCCCGCAGCCCAGTTTGAGCTTCGTAGAAGCTCATCTGCAGTCAACGCAGCGTGGTCTTCAGGGCGAAGACCAAACATGGCCGCAGCATCCTTTGGAGTGTTTCCCGTTGCCACTCTTCCAAGATTTTCTAAGCCATGCTGCGCTTCGTACAACGCTGCCGCTTTCTTTTCAAAAGTCTCCGCGGGATCGAACCCGGGCAGCGAAGTCTGGAATGCAGTTGCTGCCGCACTTTTTAGGTTTAAGGGGTCTGATAGTGATTTGAGCGCCTTACGCCTGCTCTCATCCGTATCGAATTGCCGAGTGATGAATTCTGAAACTGTCTTTCTCTGGTCAAAAGTGGCAAAAGCACCTTTGAGCGCTTCTTCATAAGCAGCTCGATGGCTTTCGGATGGATAGGCCGCAGTGAAAAGGTCCGGCAGTCGCGTGGCGGCGTCATCGCGCAGCACATCCGCTACACCCTTCGTTTGATCAACCGCAAGGGGCACGGTGTGCTTCTGCAGCGCCGCTTGAAGCTGGGCCAAGCTTGTGATTGCGCCTGTATCGCTTGCGTCGTGTTTCGGCTTTTCTGAGTCCATCATCCCTACCTCTGGTGGCGACTGCGTTTTCGCATTGTGTCATCACCCCTCTGGGGTTTCCATTCCGCTACCAAGCCGGGAAACATCGTGGCTGTGGAACCCCCTGTTACCCCCTCCTCCTCGAATGCCTCCCACCAAGAGTGCTCAGCACCGGCCAGCATAGACTGGGCGGGGATCGAGCACGTCTATCGCACCACGAACCTGTCTTTGCGCGATATTGGCCAACGCCATGGCATCGCCCATGTGACCATCAACAAGCGTGCGAAGCGGGAGGGGTGGACCAGGCCGAACAAGCCTGCAGCCACGCCGCCAGCTATCGCCAAGCTGGATCCCCGGCAGCAGCGCTTTGTCCGCGAGTACCTGATTGAGCCCAATGGCACGCAGGCTGTCATCAAGGCCGGCTACAGCGAGAACACGGCGGCAGAGCAGGCCTACGACCTCCTCAGAAAACCTCACATCAAGGACGCCATCCAGGCGGGCCAGAAGAAGCTGCAGGACAAGCTGGACCTCAAGGCCGAGCACGTTGTGCGCCAGCTGGCCCTGATCGCCACGGCTGACCCCCGGGAACTGATCGAGGTGCGTGTCGGCTGCTGCAGGTGCTGCCATGGCCAGGGCCACAGGTTCCAGCGCACTGAGCTGGAGATGGCCGAGGACCGCAAGCGCTGGGCTGTGGCAGGCAAGCCGGCTGAAGAATTCGACGAGCAGGGCGGGGTGGGGTACAGCCCTCACCTGTTGCCCCATCCAGAGTGCCCAGGCTGCGGTGGTTGCGGCGAGCCGCGCACCGTGCTGAAGGACACGCGCCACCTGAGCCAGCGTGCGGCGGCCCTCTACGCCGGCGCCAAGCAGACCAAGTACGGCGTGGAGATCCAGATGCACTCGCAGCTGGAGGCCTGGGAGAAGCTGGCCAAGAACCTGGGCCTGTACGCCCGGGACAACTACCAGCGCTCCGATCCGCTCTCGCTGCGCGACATGTCGGACGCAGAGCGCGCGATGCGCATGCAGCGTGTCCTGGCCGCCAACCCCGAGCTGATGTCCACGCTGGGCCTGGTGCTGGGCGGAGGGCTGCCCGAATGACGGCGCCGGGCATCCCCACCTCGGCCGAGATCCTGCGCCGCCTGAAGCTGCTGCCCGAGGCCCAGCGCGCGCAACTGGACGTGTTCCTGCGCGAGGCTGATCCGGGCATCTGGGTCCCCCAGCCTGGCCCGCAGACCATGGCCTACAACTGCTTGGCCGACATCCTCTTCTACGGCGGCGCGGCCGGCGGCGGCAAGACCGAGCTGCTGCTGGGCCTGGCTCTGACAGCCCAGGAGCACGCCATCATCTTCCGGCGCCAGGGTGTGCAGCTCAAGGGCCTGGTGACGCGCATGGCCAAGATCCTGGGCACGCGCGACGGCTACAACAGCCAGGACAAGCTCTGGCGCCTGCCTGGCGACCGCCTGCTCGAGCTGGGTAGCGTGAACGAGCCCGAGGACTGGGAGAAGTACGCCGGCCGCCCGCACGACGCCAAGCTCTACGACGAGATCTGCCACTTCACGGAGACGCAGTTCCGGACGCTCAACGCCTGGATGCGCACGGACAACCCGAAGGTGCGCCAGCGCATCGTCTGCGCCGGCAACCCGCCCACGGGGCCGGAGGGCGAGTGGGTGAAGCGCTTCTGGGCGCCGTGGCTGGACCCGCGCCACCCGAATCCAGCGAAGCCCGGCGAGCTGCGCTGGTACATCTCCAACGAGAAGGGCGAGGACCAGGAGGTGTCTGGCCCCGAGCCCGTGATGGTGTCCGGCGAGCTGATGCAGCCCAAGAGCCGCACGTTCATCCCCTCGCGCGTGGATGACAACCTGTTCCTGATGGCCACCGGCTACAAGGCCCAGCTGCAGGCGCTGCAGGAGCCTTTGCGCTCCCAGATGCTGCGTGGCGACTTCAGTGCGGGCGCGGCCGACCCGGTGTGGCAGCTGATCCCCACGGAGTGGATCAAGGCAGCGCAGGCGCGCTGGAAGGAGCCCGAGAAGAAGGGGCCGATGACAGCCATGGGGTTCGACCCGTCGCGCGGGGGCCTGGATAAGTCCTCTGCGGCGCGGCGCCACGGCCGCTGGTTCGACAAGCTGGTCACGGCGCCGGGCGTGGTCACGCACGACGGCCCCACGGCCGCAGGTTTCGTGACACCCCTGGTGCGTGACGGCGCGCCCATCGCGGTGGACAGCATCGGCTGCGGCTCCAGCGCCTACGACTTCCTGGTGGGCCTGGGCCTGCACATCCATCCTGTGGTCGCATCCAACGCCAGCGAGCAGATGGACAAGGCCGGCCAGCTGCGCTTCCGGAACAAGCGTGCCGAGATGTACTGGCGCTTGCGCGAGGCCCTGGACCCACACGGCCCGGAGCCCATCGCGCTGCCGCCGGACCCCGAGCTGGAGGGTGACCTGGCTGCGCCCCGGTTCAAGGTCGTGACCATGGGCAAGGGCACGGCAATCCAGATCAACAGCAAGGACGAGATCCGCGAGGTGCTGGGCCGCTCCCCCGACAAGGGCGACAGCGTGGCCATGACCTTCGTGGATGACCTGCCGGCCCCCATCCCCCTGATTCCTGGCCACGGCCCTCGCCAGAGCCTGCATGACCGTATGCGTGCCAGAGCGCGCGGCGGCAGCGGTCGGTGGGATCAATCAGCAGCATGACCATGACCAACATCATCTCCATCACCAGCAGCCTGGACGACGCGGCCCGCGCCAACTGGAATCGTTACCAGTACGGCAAGGACCGTGGCCACAACGACGAGTACCTGCCCCAGGCGCAGCGCTGCGAGGACATGTACATGGGCCAGGGCAAACAGTGGACGCTGGCTGCACGCGCGCAGCTCGAGGAGGAGCGCCGGCCCTGCTACGAACTCAACGAGATCAAGCCCTCGATCAATGCTGCCCTTGGCTACCAGATCCAGAACCGGGCCGACATCGCCTTCAAGCCGCGTGGCGGCGATGCTGACCTGAATCGCGCCACGATCCTGTCCAAGGTCGCCATGCAGGTGGCCGACATGGCGGGCCTGCACTGGCATGAAACCCAGGTGTTCAGCGACGGCGTGATCCAGCAGCGTGGGTACTTCGACCTCCGCATGAACTTCGACGACAACATCAAGGGAGAGATTGCCATCGGCACGCTTGATCCCATGGATGTGATCCCGGACCCGGATGCGAAGAGCTACGACCCTGACGACTGGAGCGACGTGCTGGTGACACGCGTGGCTCACGCTGGACGAGATCGAACAGCTGTACGGGAAGGAGGCGCGGCAAAAAGCCGAGCAGAGCCACGACGCTGGCGTGGACTTCGGGGAGCTGGACGACGAGACCGAGCGCAACAAGTTCGCCAGCCGCAATCGCCTGGGCGCCTATGACGCGGGCTCGATCGCTGAAGACGGGCTGCTGCGGTACCGCATCATCGACCGCCAGCGCTTTGTCTACGAGCCGACCGCCTGCTTGGTCTTCCCGCGCTCTGGAGATGTCCAGACCGAGGCACACATGGCGCCTGACTCCATCGCCGATGCATTGGCCCAGGGCGCGGTGCGTGCCAAGCGCATGCGCCGCCGGGTGAAGTGGACCGTCACCACGCTGACCGCGACGCTGCACGACACCCTCAGCCCGTATGAGCACTACACCGTGGTGCCGTATTTCGCCTACTTCCGGCGCGGCAGGACCGGCGGCATGGTGGATGACGCCATCGGCCCGCAGGAGATCGTCAACAAAGCGATGTCCCAGTTCGTGCACATCCTGAGCAGTTCTGCGAACAGTGGCTGGATCACTGAGCAGGGCAGCATCACGAACATGACGTCGGAGGAGCTGGAGAAGCGTGGGGCAGCAACTGGGCTCCACATCGAGGTCGCCAAGGGCACCAAGAACCGGCCCCAGAAGATCCAGCCGAACCAGGTGCCCACGGGCGTGGATCGTCTGATCGACCGCGCAGACCGCGCCCTGAAGGACGTCACCGTGCCCGAGGCCATGCGCGGCATTGGCGGCGCCAACGAGCCAGGCATCGCCATCCAGTCGAAGCAGTTCGCGGCGCAGCAGCAGCTGGCCGTGCCGCTGGACAACCTGGCCTATACCCGCAGGTTGCTGGCCAGGCGCATCCTGAAGCTGATCCAGCGGTACTACGACAGCTACCGCGTTTTCAGGATCACCGAGACCGATCCCGAGACTGGCAAGCCAATTGACCGGCAACTGGAGATAAACCGCTTCGACCCTCTCACGGGCAACTACATCAATGACGTGACCATCGGAACATACGACGTGGTGGTCACCGAGCAACCTGCCCAGGTCACCTTCGAGAACTCGCAGTTCAAGCAGGCGCTGGAGATGCGCCAGGCCGGTGTCGCCATCCCCGATCCAACGCTGATCAAGCACTCCAATCTGGCTGACAAGCAGGACATTCTGGCCAGCATGCAACAGCGTCAGCGGGCGGCCGCCGACCCTATGGCAGAAGCGCGCGCGCGGCTGATCGACGCGCAGGCGCGCAAGACCGATGCGCAGGCTGTGGACGTGGCCATCAAGTCGCAGTACAGCGGTACGCAGGCCGCCCTGGAGATCGCGCGCAACCCGGGCGCGGCGCCCATCGCCGACTCCATGCTGCGCTCAGCCGGCTACGTGGACCGCGACGCCGGGCCGATCGTGCCGCAGCCCGGCCAAGCGCTGCCTGGCCTGGATGAGCCACAGCGCAACACCGACCCGCTGACACCCGCCGGCCCAGCCAGCCCTGCTGCTGGCCAGGAGGGTGGCATCGAGCGACCCGGCCCTGATCTGGGCTACGACACCCCTACGAACTGAAGGAGCACCCCATGGCCAAGGCCAGCACCACATCCATCTCATCGGACGACGACTGGCGCGTGGAAGAAGACATGCGCACCCTGGCGCGCGCGGAGGAGATCCGCAAGGACCCCAAGCGCCTGAAGGCAGCCCTGGCCAAGGCCAGGGAAAAGATCGCCGAGCTGCAGAGCCTGCAGACCCCCGGCAAGAAGTGACTCACCAATCCACCACTGAAGAGGAAGCACCATGAACCCGCTGCTGAAGAAGATCCTGTTCTGCTACATGGCACCTGCCGGCGACAACGGAACCGATACCACAGGTGCTGACACCGGCACGGCTGTGGCTGACCCGGAGGCCGATTACCTGGCCCTGCCAGAAGAGGAGCGTCGCCAGCTGCGAGGCGACACGACCGCCGACGACCTGAGCGCCGAAACCCTGCAGGCCTTGGTGGCCAGCGAGGGCGGGGACGGTGGTGGCGGTGGTGGCGGTGGCCAGCCGCCCAGCGAAGGCGAAGCTGCCCACGGTGTCGAAGACGATGGAACTGGCGGCCAGGGCACGCGCGGGGGGGGCATTCCCCGGGCTCGCTTCAACGCTGTCAACGATGAGCGCAAGGCCGCGCTGGAGCGGAATGCTGCACTTGAAGCCGAGCTTGCCCAGCTACGCGGCGGCCACCAGGGACAGGCGGCCTCTACTGGTGCAGCCTCGGCGCCTGCCAACAGTCGCCAGCAGCTCGATCTTGCCGAGGCCGAGGAGCAGTACGCGCAGCTGATGCTGGACGGCGACACCAAGGAGGCCGCCAAGCTGCGCATGCAGATCAATGCAGCCATTGAGGACTCCGCCTTCGAGCGCTACCAGCAAGCCAATGCAGCCAGCGCAGCGCATGCACAGCACGCCGAGACTGCGGTCACCTTGATCCAGACCTATCCGTGGCTCGATGAGCCTGAGGGCGCGGAAGCGTTGGAGCTGATTGAAGCTTCCGTGGCGATGAAGGTTGGCCGGGGGATTCCCCCTCAACAGGCCATGACCGAGGCTGTGCACGCCATTGCGCCGCGCTTCGCTCCGGCCGGTCACCCCCCTGGGGGTATGCAGGGGCAGGGTGGTTCTGGTGATATACGGACTGAGCGAGCCGTACGTCGCGGGGCTGAGCACTCGATGCTGCAGCCGCCCAACGTGCAGGCAGGCCTTGGAAACCGCACCACGGCGGCGGCGATCGACCCCAAGAAGATCACCGACGACGAATACATGAGGCTTCCTGAGGCCGAGCGCAAGCGTCTGCGCGGCGACTGATCACGGCTCCTCCTGCCGGCAAGGCCTCACCCTCCTTGCCGGCCAAGTCTCAACGGGTTGTCGCCTTGGACGGGCGTTAAGCAGTCTGGCGCTCTTGGCCGCCAAAGCCATGTCTCTCGCAACTGGGCGGCGTCATGTCCCGAAACGTGAAACACCTTCCAGGAGCAGAAAATGGAAACCAACTTTGCAGCATTGAGCCCGGACCAGAAGCTGGCCTGGTCCCGCGAACTCTGGTCCGCAGCCCGCGACCAGATGTTCATCAAGAAGTTCTCGGGCAAGGGCGAGAACAACGTAATCCAGGTGGTCAAGGAACTGACCAAGACCGACAAAGGCGTCGAGGCCTGCGTGATCCAACTGGTCGCCGACCTGGTGGGCGATGGCGTTCGCGGCGACAACGAGCGCGAAGGCAATGAAGAGGCCATGAAGTCCTTCAGCCAGATCATCACCTATGACCTGCTGAGCCACGGCGTGAAGAACACCGGCAAGCTGTCCGACCAGCGCTCGGTGATCAACTTCCGCGTGAAGGGCCGCGATGCCCTGGCCTACTGGCTGGCCAACCGCTGTGACCAGCTGGCCTTCCTGACCATGTCGGGCATCGGCTACGAGTTCAACAACGACGGCTCCCTGCGCGATGCCGGCTCGGTCTTCCCGAGCCTGGACTTTGCGCCCGACGTGCGCGCGCCCAGCTCCAAGCGCTCGCTGATGTGGGATGGCACCACGCTGGACCTGTCGAATACCGGGGCCATCGCTTCGTCCTTCGTGCCCAGCTACAAGATGATCACGCAGGCGACTGCCTACGCCAAGGAGCATCGCGTCAAGCCGCTGATGGCTGGCGGCAAGCCGTACTACGTGATGTTCGTGCAGCCTGGCACCGTGGCCATGTTGAAGCAGGACAAGGACTATCTGGCGGCCGTGACTCAGGTCGCCGCCAAGGACGGCACGGATTCGCCCTGGTTCACCGGCGCGACGGTCACCATCGATGGCGCTGTGATCTGCGACTACAACCTGGTGTTCAACACCAAGGGCGCGGCCGCTGGCCAGAAGTGGGGTGCTGGCGGCAACGTCAACGGCACTCGCACCCTGGTGTGCGGCGCGCAGGCGCTGGGCATGGCCGACCTGGGCCCTGCCGAATGGGACGAAAAGACGTTCCAGTACAACAGCCAGGTGGGCCTGAACATCGACAAGTTCATCGGCTTCCTGAAGCCGCAGTTCTATTCGATCTACGACAAGTCGGTCGAAGACTTCGGTCTCTTCTCCATCGACCACTACCTGCCCTGAGCGGCCCTTTGCCGGGACCGCGAGGCCCCGGCGCTTACTCCCCTTGTTGCTGAAGGAGCGCACCATGACCATCAAAAAGAACCCCTCCCGCCAGGAGCTGATCGTTGCTCACCTGGACATCGGCTTCGCTGATCCTGCTGCCTACGGCACAGCTGAAGCAGCCATCGACCTGCCTGGCAACGCCATCCTGGTCGGCGGCGACGTCACCGTGCTGACCGCCTGGAACTCGGCAACGAGCGCAACGCTGAAGCTGGGCGACACGGCCGACGACGACCGCTACACCGCCACGCCCATCGACCTGAAGACTGCAGGGCGCACGGCGCTGACCATCACCGGCTTCCGCCACCCCATCGCTGAAAGCCTGAAGGCCCTGCTGGCCCAGGCTGGCGCGGCGGCCACAGCTGGAAAGGCGCGCGTCGCCATCCACTACTACGTCGCGGGCCGCTCTGCGTTCTCCCAAACCTGAACCTTCTCTGTGGTGGCTGTGGTGGCCCCTTTGCCCGGCGGCTTTCAGCTGCCGGGCCTTTTCTCCCGAAGGACAACATCATGAACACGAAATTCCGCGCCCCTGGCGATCAACCCCTGCACGTCTCCCTTACCTCCGGCCACACCATGGTGGTGCCGGCCTCGCCCGAAGGCATCGATGTGCCCCAGAAGTTTCAGCGCGAGGCCATGGCGCGCGGCGCCGTGTTGGCCGACGGCGGGACCGCTGAAGTGAAGACGCAGATCATGGCGCGTCAACTGGCAATTCAGGACGCGGTGAAGACCATGATCGCCAGCGGTGGCAAGGAAGATTTCACGGCGGACGGCAAGCCGAATCTGGTGCGCCTGAAGTCTCTCACCGGCATCCCGGTCACCCGCGAGGAGGCCGATCAAGTCTTCGCCGAAATCACCGACGCTGCCCAGGCGTAATCGTCATGAGGGTCGGAGAGTTCATCGAGCGGTTTCGTCGGGCGGTCGATGACCTCGAGGCCCCGCATTTCTGGACCGATGAAGATGTCATCGGCTACCTCAACGAAGCCGTGCAGGAGGCCTGCGAGCGGGCCAAGCTCCTGGAAGACCGCACCACCCCCGCCGTGTGCTCCATCACCCTGGAGCCCGGCAAATCCACATATGCCCTGCACCCCAGCGTGCTGGAGATCAAGAGGCTGAGCCTGCGCGGACGGCCTCTGCATGAGACCAGCGTCGAGGAACTGGACTGCACCCACTCCAGGTGGGAGACACGCCAGGGCATGCCACGCCACTTCGTTTTCGAGCAGGCTGCTGGCCGAGGTGCCCCCCACGTTCGATTCGTGCCCGAGCCGTTGGAGGCTGACACCGTTGCCATGACTGTTTACCGTGGCGCGCTGAATGATCTTCCGGTACATGCCTGCCACAGCGAGCCCGAGATCCCCGAGCGCTACCACCTGCGCCTGCTGGACTGGATCCTGCACCGGGCCTATCTCCGCCAGGATGCCGAGATCTTCAACGAGAACAAGGCGGCGGTTTCGCTGGGCCTGTTTGAGCAGGCGTTCGGCGAGCGCCCAGATGCAAACGTGCAGCGGAAACACCGAGACAAGGCGCCCCCGATCATTCGCAGTTCCTGGTAGCTGGATGCCCCCTCTGGGGTTTCCTGTTTCCACGGGTGCCATAGAGACTGCATTGGGTAACACCCAAGAGGTCTCCCATGGCACAAACTCATTCCCCGGCGGCGCGCCGACTGCTGGCCCTCGGCAACGGTGGCCACATCCGCGGCCCTGGCTCCGCCACTTCCGATTCCATCGACATCCGCGCCTCCGACGGCGAGTTCATCCTGCCGGCTGACACCGTGAAGGCCGTGGGCGTGAAAAGCCTCCGGGACTTGGTGGCCCGCACGCATGAGCCCACCGGGCGGCCAGCGCGGCGCGGGCGATATGCCGATGGCGGGGCGGTCATGGATGACAAGACCGCCAAGCCCAATAGCTTCGGCGATGCCGCCGCAGCTGCGAAAGACAGTTCCGTGGCGCAGGTCAGCGCCTCTGGCAACGTGATGGCCTCACCCTCGAACACCTTCCCCGGGAACCAGATGCAGGGCAGCAGTGGCGCGAGTGGTATGCCAGCCAGCCAGGCAGCACGAATCGCAGCGACGCCGCCCACCGCCGCATCCGCAGGCATGTCCGCCGTGGATCGTTCCAGCGCAGTGGCCCAGATCCCGACCGATGGTCAGCGCGCGGCCCCAGCCGCCGACGGCTCCCAGGACCGCTGGAGCAACACCGAGGCAGGCCGGAACTTCGCCAACATCGCCTCGGCGCTGCCTGGTTCTGCGGGCGCTTTCATGCCCATGGTGACGCGGACGGGCGGGGCGATCAGCGGCGGGATCGATGCAGCCACCAGGCTATTGGCCGCTGGAGCAGGCTCCTCCGCCGCATCGGCCGCTATGGGGGCAGAGCCGGGCGGGCTGAATGTGGCCCAGCCTGCCACGCCGGCTCGCCCGACAGATCCCACGGCCAGCACGCCCGCGCCTGCTGGCACCGCATCGCCCGGGGCAGACACGACCGCTCAACCTGCCCAGCCGGGCGGCGCAGGTGGCATTCGCCGCATCGACCGCCCAGGCCAGTCCCCTCTGTACACGAACCTGGCCGATTCCAGTTCGGACCTGCAGAGCTTCACGGCACGGCCAGCAGGCGGACCCTCTGCCCAGAACATGGCTGCAGCAGATGCGCTGGCGGGCCGGCAGCAGGATGAATCGCTGCAGCGCGTGCAGGCTGCGCAGTACAGGGCAGAGGTGGCCGCGCGCAACAGCCCCGAGGCGCTGCGACAGCGCGCCATGGACACGTTGGCCAGCCGCCAAATCGGAAGCCGTCGTGCAGCTGAGCTGCTGCTGGGCGCCGCCAACAGCATGGACGCCAATGCCACACAGCGCTCCCGCGACGCGGCAGATGCACAGCGCAACACTTCAGCCGACAACCTGGCGCGCCAGGAGTTCGGCCTGAAGCAAACCGCAGCAGGGTTTCAGAACCGGTCGGCCGAACGACTGGAGACCGCCCAGAACGATGTGGCTGCTGCGAAGACGCCGGAGCAGATGCGCACAGCGCGGCAGCGTCTGCTGGCCCTCGGCGGCAAGGATGAGGGCCGATGGAAAGCCGTCGCGCTGCAGGGCGGCACGGACGCCCTGGGCAACAAGACCGACAGCATCCTGGGCGCCGTCAACGAAGGCACCGGCGAGATGCGGCGCATGGGCGCGCCTGCCCCCGCAGCACAGGCACCGGCGGAAGGCACGCGGGTGCGTGGCAAGGACGGCAGGCTTTACGAGGTGCGCGGCGGCCAGCCCGTGCCGTTGGGGAACTGAGTTATGGCAGACGTGAACTGGAACGACTTCACCCCGGTGGACAGCGGCGCTGCGCCGGCCCCGGCACCTGTTTCCGTGGACTGGTCACAGTTCGAGGAGATCAAGCCCGCCAGCTCCGGCCGCAAGTTGGCTGACATCGCGGCCTCCTTCGCTGGCGGGGCCGTTGGCGCGACGAAGGCAATCGCCGATGCTGGCGGGGCAGGCAATGCGGCGTCGCAGCGCCTGGGCAAGGCTCAGGACGCTGTGCAGGGCTTGCTGAGCCCGCAGCGGCAGGCCGAGAAGGCGGCGCGCGCACAGACCATCCGCGAGGCAGAGCAGTCCGGCTCGGTGCTGCGTGAGGTCGGCGCGCAGTTGGGCGGCATCTCAGAGGCGCCGGTCAGCACGGTGGCTGAGGCTGCGGGATCGGTTGTGCCCATCGTCGCGTCGATGTTCACGCCGGTAGGGCGCAGCGCTGCAGCGCGGACACTGCTGGGCGCTGGACTTGGCGCGGCCCAGGGAGCTGGTTCTGTGAAGGGCAGCATCTATGACGCGGTTGAACAGCAGCAGCGAGATCAGGGCGCTACGCCGGACGCTGCGCGCCAAACTGCCGACCGTGCTCAGGCCTACACCGGGCCGAACGCGGACAACGTGGCCTTGGGCGCCGGCTTGGGCCTGGTGACGGGCACGACCGGCGTGGAGCGCCTGGTGAGCGGCGCGCTGGCTGGCCGGGCCACGAATCAGGCACTGCTGCGCCGGGCGGCCACGGGCGCCGTGACCGAAGGCCTCCCCGAGGCGGTGCAGGGCGGCCAGGAGCGCTTTGCTTCCAACGTGGCTCAGCAGCGCGAAGGTGGCGACGTGCCGACCTGGCAGGGCGTTGCCGGCCAGGCTGTGGCCGAAGGTGTGGCCGGAGGCCTGCTGGGCGCCGGCACAGGCGCTGCAATGCGCGGTGGTCATGGTGCGGTCGGGCAACCCCAGTCTGAGCCCGGAGGGCAGCTGCAGACGGATGCAGCTGGCGGCGCAGGGGCGGCCACAGCAACGGCTTCTCCCGCACAGGCCGGCGCGCAGCCTGGCACCATGGCCGTGCCGGATGCTGGCCAGCCGCTCTTTGCTGACGAGGCTGGCAACGTTGGCGAAACGCCCGAGGCTGTCCAGGCTGCCGGCAATGCGGCCCAGCCCACAGCTGCTGGTGCTCCGGCTATCGACCCCAACGCTGGCCCGCTGTCCAAGGCTGCTGCCATGGCCGGCGACCTGGGCCTGGCGCCCATGCCCACAGCTCCGCAGCCCATCAGCGCGCAGGAAACGATGGCCGAGGCCCTGCCGCGCATGAACGAGGCTCAGCAGCGTGCAGCGCGTATTGTGGATGCCGACCTGGCCCGTGACATCCCGGCAGGCGTGCGAGCAGCGCGCGAGGCTGAGGCGCGCGACCTTGCCGCCGCCGTGCCTGCTGCAGCGGTGGACCTGGGCCCCGCCGACATGGAGCAGGGGCGCATCCTGCGGACCTTCGAGCCGCGTGGGCCGCTGCCCGATGTGGCCGAGTACGCCCCGCTGATCGAGCAGGCCATCACGCCCGAGCGGCAGCCGCAGTACCGGCGCCTGCTGGCCGACGCCTTGAACGAGAACCTGGCGCCCGGCGCGCGTGCAGCCGCCGCACAGGCGCTGCATGCGACCTTCTCCCCGGACGATTTCATGGCGTCGCGCGCTGCCCGGCCGGATGAACGGCTGACGCTGACCCCGGCCGAGCGCCAGGCCTTCGGCAACGAGATCGACTTCGCGCCCGCTGCTGCACTGGCCATCGTTGACCCGGCGGCCGAGCAGATCAACCAGCTGGCCCTCGCGCAGCAACTGCAGCCCGGCGCGCCGCTGCGCCTGGACCAGGCCCACGGCCTGCGCCGCCAGGCTGCCGCCGCCGGCATTCCTGTGTCGGTGGTGCCGCACCCCAGCGGCCGGGGCTACGACGTGCAGCCCACCGTGCGCCTGCCCGAGGAACAGCGCGCGGCGGTGCCCCAGGCTGGCCCTGCGGTGCTGGGGTTCGAGGCCGGTCCTTCGGGCCGCATGGTGGCCGGCGCCGAGGGCGTGCGCCCAGAGAGCCGCGCTGAGGCCGTCGCGCTGATCAACCAGCAGCGGCAGCAGCGCCAGGAGCTTGAGGCAGAGCGTGCGCGCCGCGCCGACCTGGGCCTGAGCAACCTGACACGCATCACGCCCCTGGGCGACCAGCAGGATGGGGCAGTGCCCGGTGCGCAGCAAGCGCGCCTGCGTGGGCCTGAAGCCATCGATACGCCCACGCGCGAGGTCGGCGCCGGCCCGGCCAGCACGATAGCCATGCCCGACGGCCGCCCGTTCGCCACGCGCGAGCAGGCGCAGGCGGAGCTGCAGCGCCAGGGGCTGAGCGACACCCACGAAGCTGCGCCCGCCCAGGGCGACCCGTCCCTGGGGTTCGTGGGCCAGCAGCGTAGTGCTGCCAGGCCAGCGAACTGGCGCACCAACGCCATGCAGGCCGGCCGCGTTGCCCGGGGCCTGGGTCTGGAGCCGCGTGGCAAGCGCCTGGCGCAGATAGTGGCCGACATCGATGCGGCAGACGACGCGCGAGCTGCGCAGCCCGCACCGGAAACGGGCGGACCGGCAGTTTCGACGCCAACCACTCCGCCTATGCCCGAGCCCGCGCGCCAGCCGGAAACTGCTGACATTGGTGCTACTGAAGCAGGAGCACAAGACCGGCGTGGTTTGATGCCGGAAAATCCGGCATCAACCAGCACCGCCGCGTCCACCCTGGCTGCGGAGGCCGCTGGCCAGGGTGCGCCGAGCCAAATACGGGAAAATCCCACATTTGCGCCAAACCGGGAAAACCCGGGTTCGCCAGCCGCACGCGTCGCCCAGCAGCAGGGCCGCATCGAGGACTTCGGCGAGACCCTGTCCGGCGCCCGCAAGATGCTCTATGCCGAGGCCTACGCCGACGGCATGGCCAAGGCCAAGGCGCTGGACGTGAAGGCGCACCCGCTTTCCAAGACCTGGCCCGAGCCCGACTACCAGAAGCTGCTGGACGGCGGCACCCAGCCCCAGACCGTGGCCCTGGTGCGCGCCATGCGCGATGCCGTGCCCACCAAGCCTCAGTCCTCCTGGAAGCTGCGCGGCTGGTCCGAGCGCGTAGCCACGCTGCGCGATTCCGCCGACGAGCTGCTGGCTGGCCGGCTGGACCCGCAGGCGGTACGCACGCAGCTGAACAACTCCAGCCTGCCCACCGGTATCGCCAACCAGGCAGCGCTGTACGAGGCCCTGGGCCACGAGCGTTCGCTGAAGGGAATCGAGTTGCACGCAGGCAGCTTCTCCATGTATGACGGCGTGCGCTACGACCCGCCGCGCAGCATCTGGACCGTCTCGCGCCAGGCCAAGGCCTCGGCCTTCGGGACCTGGCCGCGCGAGCTGGCCAAGGGCGACACGCGCGAGGCGGCCATCGAGGCCTTCAAGCGCCGCGCCGCGCAGCTGGCGGCAGAGCAGGATGCGCCGGCCCGTGGCGCCACGTTCGAGATCTACGCCAAGCGCGCCGGCGGCGCCCGCGCCTTCTTCATCGGCAAGAAGATCGGGCGCAACGTTGCCGAGCTGAAGGCGGGCTTCCAGGACATCAAGGCTGCACGCCAGTACCTGGCCGACAACCAGGCCGAGCTGGAGCGCCTGCTGACCGACTACAAGGCCGTGCCGCCCGTGCGCTCGGCCAGCAATGCGCCACGCATCGGCGAGGACTACCGCAAGGGCGCCGACGTGTCGCCCCAGCAGTTCCAGGATGCCTTCGGCTTCCGGGGCGTGCAGTTCGGCAACTATGTCGAGGGGCCGCGCCGGCAGCAGGACCTGAACCAGGCCTATGACGCGCTGATGGACATGGCCGGCGTGCTGAACCTGCCGCCCCGGGCGCTGTCGCTGGGCGGCCGGCTGGGCCTGGCCTTCGGCGCGCGCGGCTCGGGCGGCGTGGACGCTGCAGCAGCGCACTACGAGCCGGGCCAGGTGGTGATCAACCTCACCAAGCGCCAGGCGGCCGGCGCCCTGGGCCACGAATGGTGGCACGCCATGGACAACTACTTCTCCCGCCAGCGCGGCGACGGCGCCGGCTTCATGACGGAGGGGGAGCGTGGTGGCGATGGCGTGCGCGAGGAGATGCGCGCCGCCTTCCGGGACCTGCGCAACACCATCAACGCCACGGGCATGCAGGAGCGCTCACGCAAGCTGGACGACCGGCGCACCAAGGACTACTGGACCACCGGCCGCGAGATGTCGGCGCGGGCCTTCGAGAGCTACCTGATCGCCAAGCTGCAGGACCAGAGCGCCGGCAACGACTTCCTGGCCAACGTGGTGCCGGCCGGCGCGTTCGCGCTGGAGGGCGCCTATCCCTATCCGACGGCTGGAGAACTGCCCCAGGTCCGCGAGGCCTTCGACCGCTTCTTCCAGACGGTGGACACGCGCCGCGGCGAGGACGGTTCGGTGATGCTGTTCAGCGCGACCAGCGAAGTGCCGCCGGGCTCAGGCCTGACGCTTGAACAGGCCCAGAAAGCGGTGGACGATGCCCTTTCGGGTCTGCGGACCCCGCCACCAGTTCGCGTCGTGCTTCGGAGCGATGAGCTTGGGGTCGATGCGCCCGACGGTGTAATGGGGGCGGCGATACCCGGGGAGGGCCGCATCGTCATCGTGGCTTCCGCCCATCGCAGTGCTGACGCTGTTGTCGAGACCCTGTTTCATGAGATGTTCCACATGGGTGTGCGCAATATCTTGCCAGGCTCCGATTATGTGCAGGCCATGCTGGATCTGGCAAAGCGCGATGCCAGGGTGCGGCAGTATGCCATCGACTGGAAAGAGCAGGCCCCCGATGCGCCGCTGCAGCTGCAGGTGCTGCGCGACATGGGCTTGCGTGGCTCCGACCTGACCGCCCGCTACGAGGCCCTGGCCATCGAGGAGGGCCTGGCCGTGGTGGCTCAGGAGCTGCGCGCCCAGCAGCAGGCCGGCACCAGGATGGGCCTGCGCATCCGCGCCCTGGCCAACTGGCTGGCCGGCGTGGCCGAGCGCATGGGCATGCAGCGCCTGGCCGGCCGCATCCGCAACATGACCTACAACGAGGCCGAGCGCTTCGTGCTGCGCGCCATCGACAGCGCGGGCGAGGGCCGCACCTCTGCGCCGGCTGGTGGCCCAGCAGGCCTGGCGCGCTACCGCACCCTGGGCGACAACCCGGCCAGCCAGCGCGTGGGCGCCACGCTGCAGGCCATGACGGCGACCAACGTCAAGAAGCTGGTCGGCCACAAGGCGACGGACCTGCGACCCCTGGGCCTGGGCTTCCTGGGCCGCCGGCAGCTGGTGGACGTGTACGGCGACATGCTGCCCGAGCTGCGCACGTACAGCGACCTCATGGCCAGGATGGATGCCGACAAGAACGAGGCCGGCGCAGGCGCGGACCAGCTGGCCCAGAACTGGGCCAAGCTGGCCGACGAGCGGGCTCTGGCCGAGCTGATGCACGATTCGACCCTGGCGCAGATGGACCCGGCCGCCGACTACGTGGCCGACGACAACCGCGTGCAGTACGGCGCGCTGCGCCGCCGCTTCGAGGCCCTGACGCCCGAGGCGCGCGAGGTCTACACCAAGGCCCGGGACACCTACCGCCAGCACATGCGTGACGTTCGCTCGGCCATCAAGGAGCGCATCGAGCGCGCCGGCATGAGCAGCGACCGCAAGGCCGCCATGCTCAAGCGCATGGACGACGAGTTCTTCGGGCACATCAAGGGCGTGTACTTCCCCCTGGCGCGCTTCGGACAGTACGTGGTGGTGGTCAAGGACGCCGAGGGCAAGACCGCCAGCGTCAGCCGAGCCGAGACCATGGCCGAGGCGGATGCCATGCGCGGCCAGATGGTCGCAGCCTTCCCCAAGGACAAGGGCTTCAGCGTGGGCAAGGTGCTCAAGGCCAAGGACTTCGTGGCCGAGCGCGACACCGTGGGCAGGGGCTTCATGGAGCAGCTGTACGGCGTGCTGGACAAGCAGGGCATGGACGCTGCCCAGCGGGCCGAGCTCGAGGATGCGCTGGGCCAGCTGTACCTGTCCTCGCTGCCGGACCTGTCCTGGGCCAAGCACGGGATCCACCGCAAGGGCACGGCCGGCTTCAGCCAGGATGCGCGCCGGGCCTTCGCTCAGAACGTCTTCCACGGGGCCAGCTACCTGGCCAAGCTGCGGTATGGCGATCAGCTGCAGGACCAGCTCGGCGAGATGCAGCGGCGCGTGGACCAGGGCGCGGGCGATGCAGGCTTCGATTCCGTGAAGGGCCAGCAGGTCGTGGACGAGATGGTCAAGCGCCACGACGCGGCCATGAACCCCAAGACCAATGCGCTGTCCACGGCACTGACCAGCGTGGGCTTCATGTTCCACCTGGGCCTGTCCCCGGCCTCTGCCATGGTCAACCTGACCCAGACTGCCCTGGTGGCCTACCCGGTCATGGGCGCGCGCTGGGGGTTCCGCAAGTCGGCCGCCGCGCTGCTCAAGGCCAGCCAGGAAGCAGTGCGCGGCAAGAACGACATCACCGGATCGCTGAGCCCCGATGAGAAAGCCGCCTACGACGAGGCCGTGCGCTCGGGCGTCATCGACGTGACCATGGCGCACGACTTGGCCGGCATCGCCCAGGGCGAGGACCGCAACGTGTCGCACAAGCTGCGGCCGGTCATGAACGCGGCCAGCTGGATGTTCCACCACGCCGAGAAGTTCAACCGCCAGGTGACCTTCGTGGCCGCGTACCGCCTGGCGCGCGAGGCAGGCGCCGACCAGCACCAGGGCTACCAGCAGGCCGTGCAGGCCACCTACGACGGCCACTTCGACTACAGCGCGAACAACCGCCCGCGCGTCATGCAGGGCAACGTGGCCCGGGTGCTGCTGCTGTTCAAGCAGTACGGCCAGAACATGGTCTACACCCTGGTGCGCAACGCTCAGCAGGCCCTGGCCGCTGCCAAGCCCGAAGACCGCGCCGCCGCGCGCAAGGCGCTGGCCGGCCTACTGACCACGCATGCCATGGCAGCCGGCGTGCTGGGACTACCCATGGTGACCACGCTCCTGGCCGCGGCCTCGATGCTGGGTGGCGATGACGATGAGCCCTGGGACGCACAGGTGGCCATGCAGAACATGCTGGCTGACGCCTTCGGGCAGAAGCCGGCCGAGGTGCTGTCCCATGGCCTGTCCCGCCTGACGCCCTGGGACATCTCGGGCCGCGTCGGGCTGGACCGCCTGATCCTGCCGGACGTGCAGGAGGGGCTGGAAGGGCAGCGCCTGGGTGAGTCGTCGATGGCTGCTGCTCTGGGCCCCGTGGCCGGCATCGGCATCAACGCCTTGAAGGGTTTGCAGGAGATGAGCGAGGGCCGGTACCAGCGCGGGCTGGAGACCATGGCGCCCAGCGTGCTGCGCGGGCCGCTCAAGGCCTGGCGCTACGAGACGGAGGGCGTCAAGGACAAGACCGGCATCGTGGTGCAGGACCAGGTGGACGCGGCCGCCGTGGCCGGGCAGGCCGTGGGTTTCTCGCCGTCCAGCGTGCGCAACGCCTACGAAGGCAAGGCCGCCATCGTGGGCCAGGACCGTGCGTTGCAGGCGCGGCGCAGTGCGCTGGTGGAGCAGTTCGCCATGGCTGCGATGGCGAAGGACGAGGAGGGCAAGGCCGAGGCGCGGGAGGCTATCCAGCGCTTCAACGAGAAGAACCCGGCACGCCGCATCCAGCCGATGCAGCTGGCCCAGAGCGTGCGCATGCGCGAGAAGCGAATCCGGGAGGCCGAGGATGGGGTCTATCTGCCGAAAAAGCGGCGCGATGCCATGGACGCTGGGCGGTTCGCGGTTGAGGAGTAG